AAGGGTTAACATATGCCATGCATTATAATTACCAGCATAACTGTAATTTAATTGAGTTATTGAACCAGGTGCTGTCAACATGTAAAACCTTAAACTACCATTATTTCCATGTTCTAGTAACCATCCAGCTTCCCCTAAACCACCCTGATAAAAGTAATTTTGAATGAAAACTGAGTTAGTAGTTGAAGAAGACAAATAAACCCATACATTAATTGAAAAAGCATCTGTAAATTTAAATGTATCATTAGTCAGTGACACGTACGCATTTGTGCCATTTCCAACAAAGGCATTCCCACTTTTACCTGTTGAATAAGTTAATCCTCCTTGCGCAGTTCCGTTATAACCTCCTAAAGAGTCATTTGCGTTATTTTCAGCTTTGTAAACTGCGTATAAATTTGTTAATAGTGTAGAAGGCGGCAACCCTCCGCTACTACTTATTATTCCGTGGTTTGCTAATATCATTTAAATAAATTTTAAGTTTAATTATATTCTCTTCCTTTGGTTTATATTCTTTTTTTTTCTTCATAAATACCAATTTGTTAAATAGTTATTATTCTGTGGGTATACATCACCATTTTGATTCGCTGTGTACTCAGGAAATAAGCTATTATTTTTACAAATATAGTCTAAAAACCTTTGCGAGTAACTTTCAGCAATGCGTTTTTCTTTTTCGATTAAGTAATCAACCTCTTCTTTCGATACGATTTCGCTATTCTCTGATTGGTGCTTATATATCCCTTTGTTTGAAATGGTGTAAGCGCAAAACGGTAAGTATTCAACCATTGTGAAATGTATCAGCATAGGCTTTAAATAAGACCTTACAAGCGTTATGTAATTGCCCGCAAGCGTATTGTTGGTAATATCCGTTTTAATCTTATCCAATAGCTTGGTGCCTGTGTATTGCTGAATCCAAATGTTTTGGGCTACAAGTACAAATTGAATCACTTTGTCAACGTCAGTGTTAGCGTTCAAAGAAGTGTATTCCTGTAGATCTTTTTTCGATATTAGTAGTGCTTCTGCCATGTCTTATTATTTAGGGTATGCGCCTTGGTTAGGCATATCAATAGGTCTTGTGTATACTCTTTTATCATTCACGGGTACGATTTCACCAAGTTTTCGAGCTACCGATGGTTTAAATTCCTTCATGAACTTTTTAGCTATTGGTGAATTAACGTCCGATTTACGTAAATACGTCTCTCTCACCCACTTATGTCGACATGACCGACCACCTTTGAATAACCATATGTCATAAGTTGTAGCTCCCAAAGGCCCAAAACCGCCCTCTGTACCATCTAAACGTGTGCGAGTTTGATTAACTACCTCACTATTCATTCTAATAATATCTTCTTTTCTGTAAACTTTATCAGCTTGGCGCATTTTCTTACAAAATAATCTTGATTTATCCGAAGTATCACCTACATATCTATATCTATGTTTGAAAAGTTTACCGTCTTGTATGCTGTTTGCGTTAGGTCTTGCCGTACCCGTTTTCACAAAGTTTAGAACCTTTGACAAAGTTGTTTGCTCATTGTACTTTTCAAGTTGTGCATCTAACTCATCCTCAAATTCTGCATCAGCATCACGACTATCAATCAACACCCACTCATCTAAATCAATATCCTCACCATATTTCGCAACGTCCAACTCATCCTGTGCGCTCATTTGAGTGATATTTCCTCCAGCTTGCTCAGGTGCTAAACCAACTAAACTTCTAACTTCATTCGGAGTCATTGATTCAAGTACTTTATTTGCAACCAATGGTGAAAGTGAGTTAATACCATCGATAACACGTTTAGAATCTCCTGCAATCAATTCGCCACTTGAGTCTAAAGGTTGTAATGTTTTAAAAGATAATTTTAAAGAAATACCATTGAAAGATAATATTTTGTTTATCATTTCTACAATCATCTGTTGTTTTGGCTTAATAACCATGTTTTCAAACAACAAAGCTCCCGTTTTCATTTCATCAGCATTTGAGCTAAATCCTGTTGCCACCGAAACACCAAATAATAGAGGAGTAGTAACGTTATGAGAACGTAATATTTTGAAGGTAGATTCATCTGACAAATAAGAATAATGGTCTGCAGCGTCTTGTAATGGTATAGTATCTACAGTTGTTTTTGTAGACTCATTCTCGTTGAATGATATTACTACTTTCTTACCTTTTGAACCCGTAAGCTTACCAATTACATTATTAGATATCTTATCCTTTTGCTCGTCCGTTGGTTGCCCATTGTTAAAGTTTACGATCGTCGTCGGAGCGAAGGAGTTACTAACCTCATTTATAAGGTATTCAGCAATTTTCTCTTCCAATAATGCGTAATCAATCCCACCTTGATAGTCAACGTTTGAAAAGTATTTCATACCTGCCGAATAAGGCGCCAAATACAAAATCTCAACCTCTTTTTTAGACGTTCCAAAAGCATCAAATCTTTTAGGCACATACTTTTTAGGGTCGCTCCAATTGTCAGAATAGAAATACCCTACAATGTCACCGTCTTGGTTACATTTCTCAGGTCTTAATAATTGAATAGGTGTGTGAAAAGCCCTTGTAATAGCCTTATGTCCTTTGTCGTAGTGTATCTGTAAGGCGCATTGCCCTAATGCGTACAAATCAAAGATTATACGTCTTAAATCATCTTCCTTAAGAATAGATAATAGTTGCGCCCATTCGTTCGGCTTCATTACGCTATCCGTAGCGGTTAACCCTTGACCAAATATTAATCGACAAATGTTATTAATTACTGCGTTGTTGGTTGCTGAATTGTTGTATCGGTCAATTAAGAATTGATAGTAGTTATTATCTTCACCATATTCTACCCATTCATTCTTGTTGTTCTCAACAATGATAGGCGCTGTATAAGAAGATAGTTGTATAATATTATTCATAAATTATAAATTCGTTTGTTGTTACCGTTTGTGTAAAGTTCGAGCTTGGATTGTCAGTACAAAATACACGTCCGTAAAATCGTATATCATTCGTTTTTCCAATCTTACAAATATACGTATGTCCTTCAATTAATGCAAATGTTGCCGTTGCCGTATGGTAATAGTCACCCGTTGCGTAGGTTGTTATATTAATCGTTGTTGTAACGTTTGTCTGTTCGTCGGTTAAGAATATCTTATCTGAATTCCCCGTACCTTCACGTGGGATAAAATACACCGTTTGTGCGTTTGTGGATGTCGTTAATACTATCATTAATAGTATAACTTAAAATTAGTGTTTTTGTTGCAAAAAAAAAGAGGGGCTATTAAACCCCTCCGAATAATTAACTTGTTACTATTGTCGTTGGTGACTCAACTGGATTGTTAATATCATACCAAAAACTACCAAGACCCAACACAAATTGTGACGGCAGTAGCTCTTCCGCTTGGAAGGTCAAGGAATACCCCGAAAAATCACCAAGCGCAGCTCCATTATTTATACTTCCCGCCGTTAAATCACAACCTCTAAACAATCCCATTAAAAACAATTGCCCTTCGTTGTTTTCAACTAAAATACGTGGCTTTGCATATGCTAAAGTTTTTACAGCGTTATGTGTTGCAATGTCCTGTTTTTTTAGTTTAATCGTCAATGTTTGACGAAAGAAAGTTGTCCCATTTTCACGTGAACTAACTATTTCCTGGTCGTAAACATTTTCGTTTGATTTTAACTCAAATTTGTACATATATTGAATGTAATTAACATAATCAATTACCTCACTATAATCAGTGTCTACGACATAATTATTACTTCCTTCAAATGTTTCTTTAAATATGTAACTTGGAGTTATATCCTCATTAATGAAGTAAACATTACGTAACCCACCAAGACTATCTTTGCACGGCTCTATACGTCCGTGTGTTATCACGCACGCCATGACTAAGCAGTTACGATAGTTGCACCTGTGAAACAATCAGAAACGATAGTTGACGAGCTTGTAATGTCCGTGAAAGGTGCCGGCAAAGCCTCTTCCGCGGTAAAAGTCAAGCTGTAACCTGAAAAATCTGAAAGTGCTCCGCCAGAATTGATACTTCCCGCCGTTAAATCAGCCCCTCTAAACAATCCCATAACAAAGAATTGGCCGTTGTTATTCTCTACTAACACGTGGGGTCTTGAGTAAGCCAAAAGTTTAATTTCTTTGTGCGTCGTCGCATCTTGTTTTTTCAATTTTATTGTTAACGTTTGTCTAAAGAACGTTGTACCAGCTTCACGGCTTGATACGATTTCTTGGTCAAATACGTTTTCGTTTGATTTTAACTCGTATTTATACAAGTTGTCAACGTTAGTTACCGCTGTGATTAAGTCATTCGAGAAAGTCACATCAGACGGAACTATCTGAAAATTAATAAAGTATACGGCTTTCAGTCCTCCGATTGCCTCTTTGCACGCCTCTGCGCGTCCTATTGTTAAGTTACAAGCCATAATTTAAAGTTTAAAAAAAAAGGAGGGAATATACCCTCCCTTTAATTGGTTATTAATTAGTTAATTAGTTAGCTGAGTTAGGAATATTGTAAGTAACGATATCCGAAACTGAATGATAGTTAACTGCCATACCAGCACGTAATACAAATCTTACATTCATGCTACCGTCGATGTCTGACATGTCCAATAATTTGATTTCATTCGTGTCATTTAATAAACCGCAACCGAAGAACAAGTTAGAAGTTTCAGCAGCAATAGCAGTGTTAGCAGCCAATCCGTTTGCTACGAATAATGGAATGCCGTCGAAAGTTAACCCTTGACCATTGTACCATTGTGTTCCTTTAGAATCAACACCCGCATTTGATGTAGCAGCAACTGAGAAACCTCCAAGCGCTCTAACATAAGCCTTCGCTACACCTTGTGGTACGTAGATTTTCAAGTCAGGCGAACCGTACAAAGCAGCAGGAATAGCATCAACAATTTTACCTAATTCAGCGATTACAGTAGATGCAGCAGAAATAGCAGAAGAACCCGCAACCTCGTTCGCAGTTGGTAATGCAGCATCAGCAGCTAATAAAGTAGCAATACCGTCAATTTGACCTGTTGTGCCGTTAGCACCTCTCCAAATAGAAACCTCAACTGATTCAGCAACTTTCTCAGTAATATAAGCTAAGAAATAATCTACGAAAGATTTAGCCAATACTTTGTTTGCAGATAATCCCATTTCTTCAGCAGACCAAGTTGCATAAAAATCTTTCTTACACAATTGTAAATTTACTTGAAATGGCTCTAAAGTCAAACTTCTTTCAGAAAGTGTTACAGTAGAAAGTGCAGTGAAATCACAAGTGGCGTCCTTTAAAAGCCCGTCCGTGCTTAATTTCTGCATAGTTGTTTTGTAAGCAATGTTTGGTACGATTGTCATCCCCCCATTTGCTAATGTGTTACCGCTTAATAAAGCAGCTTTTACCCATAATTTGGAATCTTGTCCAGCATATGTAGTTGTAATGTTTGCTGTAGTTGGCATAGTTGTTTATTTATTTATTTGTTGTTATATACTTCTTCTAAAATTCTGTCCCTTAACGATTTAGGCGTGTTAATCGCTAAATCTACTCTCTCAATCGGCTGAACGTTTTCAGGATTGAATTGAATCGGTTTAGGCTCTGCGCTAAATTCGATTACATCCGTTGGTTGTTCTTCAACAACTACCTCTGGAGTCATTGCTGATAACTTTGCTTCAAGCTCTGCAATCTTTGCTTCCATTTCTGCGAAGTGTTGTTCGGTGATTGTCACAACTTTCTTTGGTTGTTTAGCCTCAGGCGTTACCTCTGGAGTTACGTCAGCTTCAACTGGCATCTCTTCCTCTTCTGCTTCTTCTTTTGGCATCTCTTCGATTGAAGCAATCATTCCTGTTTCTTCGACTACTAATAGTCTACCATCTTCAAGTTCGTATTTTCCAACCTCCAAAGGCACAGCTTCGCTTTCAGGTACTAAAATCATAACACTTGCACCAGGCTCGAATGAATCCGCTTCGATTACCGTGTTTCCATCAATTAACTTCATTTGCTCCAACTTCACTTCCATTCCTAAAAATGTTTTGATAGTCTTCAACGCATCTTTTATTTCTTTATTCATAACGTTTTTCTTTAATAACTTAATTAACCTCTTTCTGTTGTAATTTCCCGTACTTGAATAGTATGGTTTACGTTACTTACTACTTGTTGCTCAGTGCTTCCAATCCCTTGTGATTGACCATCGCAACACTCTTTTGAATACGTGCCATCTTTGCACTGACATCCTTTTTTACCTCCTTTTCTCATTCGCATAATACACTCCCTATTTCGTTAGTTTTCTGTTTAAAATCTTTATAATCAAAATCTAAATTATTACACTCTTTTACAAAGTCAATTCCAATGTAAGCCACGAAATAACCATCTTTAAAGTAAGGCGCAACACATAACGATTTGATACCTTGTTTCTTTAATGCTAACCGTGTGGATG